TGGATGACGCTTATATTGTTCTTGTTAAGGAATACTTTATTGACGGTAATGGTAAAATTAGAATGCATCGCATTAAAGAGTTATATCGTGGCGACCCTGTAACTATGGCTATCTATTCTGACGAAGATGGAATTAGAGGCTCCAAAGGTTTTACTTGTGTTAATCACAGAGATATGTTAGCAATTGAACCCCACGAAACCTGTGAGCATTGTGGCTCTAAATTAATGCCTGTTCACTATGTAAATAGAGCGAAGGGTCAAGACCAATATTTCTTAGAAGGAGAGGTGCTTCACTTTAGTAAATATAGCCCATCTCGGCTATACGGGACTTCTCCTATTCTTACTCTTTATAACTTAGTGATGACTCTTATTGCTATGGAGAATTACGTGAACCAATCTTACACTAAGAGCAGAATGCCCCGTGGTCTTCTTGCTGTCCAAACAAGAAATATGGAATCAATGAGAGCGTTCTGGCGTTCTGTGAAAGAGAAGATGGAAACAGACCCTCACTTTATTCCTGTAATGGGTATCGAAGCCGAGAACGGTAAAGGTGCTATTGAGTGGATTAAGTTTATGGACAGTCTAAAAGAGATGGATTATGTCGCAGTAAAGGATGACTTACGCGATAGGATTTCTGCTTTCTATGGTGTAAGCAAGGTCTTTATGGCTGATAACACAACAAGCGGTGGATTGAACAATGAGGGTATGCAAATTCTCGTTACGAACCGTGCAGTTCAAATGGCGCAACGTGTGTATAACGATTATGTTTTCCCATACTTAGTTAAGCAATTCGGTATTACAGATTGGAAACTTAAACTACCTCCATCTGAAGAGGAAGATGAAATTGCTGTTCTTAGAAAGCGGGAAATTGAAATCAACCTTGCTGCATCTATGAAGAATATTGGCTTCGAAGTTGATATGGATGAAGATGGTCAATTTACTTTTAAGAAACCTCCACCTGCACCAAAACCTGAAGAGCAACCTGAAGGTGAAGAAGGTGCAAAAACTGACCCCTTAGCAGGTTCAAACCTTGACCAACGCGACCTCGATGAAATGCAACGTCAAGCGTTACAGGGTGGAAGTCCTAAGCCCCAAGAGAACCCACCGGCCACAAGAAATAAAGCGCGGCAAAGCGTGGGACCGGATAAGAGATTCACCGGATTACCTGAAGATGCAGGTAATCAAAACGTTGATAAAAGAAGCGAAAGGAGGATTCCTTGATGACTGAAGATTTAAAACAAAAAGAAATTAGACTCCGTAAGGAGTTAGCGCAGATTAGGGCAGCAAATGCATCGAATGACCGTGTGGTTAAGAAGAACCGAGACTTTTCTATGGGTCTTCCTACTGATACCACACATAAGGCAAAAACGGCTTCGGCTGATTGTCCCGATGTTGTGTTGTTACCCCCTCATCGTCGTGGACGAAAAGAAAACGTTCCCTTCTGAGGTGGTCTTGTGCTAAAGGGATTGCGAGTATCAACTACTCCATTCCAAGATATTATCAACGAAATTTGGATTGGGTTTAACCCAAATCAAATTTTGAAGAGAAATATGAATATTGAAGATATTGCTGAAGTTCTTTATGATGACGAAAAAGTTATCAATAAGATTAAAGAAGTAATGAAATATAATTACTCATTTTTTGCTGATGGTCAAGCAGAAGGAAGAAAAAGTTCTTCGGGTAGAAGTATCGGTTTAAAACTTCCTATCTATAGAACTGTCTTTAACAAAGATGGTGAAAAGGTAGGTAAAGTAAAAGCCATGAGAAGGCAAAGTTACCTTGGATTAAACGTCCCTAAAGAGGGCGGAGGTAATATTAGGATTGAAATGATGAGAGTCCCTACAGGGGATAAGAAGAGAGAAATGTTGAGAAGTTTAGGCAGTAAGGCTGACTTCGTTCAAAAGTATAGGCAACTTCTTGAAGATGAATGGAATGATGAATTAAGAAAACTAGGTTCCATTTCATCGGAGAAACAAACCGAACTAAGGCAGGCTCAAAATGAAAAAGATACTGCTAAGGTAAATAAACTCAAAAAAGAAATTGAAGACTTGGGTAAAGAGTTAGGGAAGAAGCCTTTCCTAAACGTCACCGATAAGCAATTAGGATTAGTTTATGAAATAACAATGCGAAACTTAAAGCGAAGTAATCGCATGGTTGTTTCATATACTGAACTTATGGATAGGCTTATTTTAAATGATAGGCGATATAAGGAGTCTCTTGCTGAAGCAAGAAAGAAAGGAACGGACAAAGCAAGGAAGGATTACCTTAACGATATCCCTAACGACATGATTGTTCTTTTAGAAAATGAAGGGAAGGTCCGCGAAGCCCACCAATCTATCACTCAAATTCTTGAAAAGGCTAAAAGAGAAGCAACAGGAGAAACTAAAAAATTAGCAGAAAGTGCTTTAGAAACTCTCTATATTGCTTTTGAGAATTATCTATCACTTGGTAAAGATTACGATTTAAAAACTAAGGGAGGATTAAAGAATCAACTTGAACCCAAAAGACCTGTCGTAGATGAATCTGGTTCTGTGGGAGATAGAAGATTCAAGTCTGGCTCTAAAAGAAAAGATGCCCTTAAGAAAAGTTATGTTTCTATGGTCGAAAAAATGGCTGAGGGTTTGAGGGAAATTTCTAAGGGGTCTGAAGAGAAAGGGCTTAAGATTGCTCTTTCAAAGACTCCGGGGGCTAAACTCCAACTCTTTAGAGAAATTCAAAAAGATAAAGATAGTGCCCTTGGGTTTGCAATCAACAAAAACAATCGCTTATATGCTGTCCCAAACTACACAGTAGGCGAAGGCTTGTCTTCTCTCAAAGAAAGTGCGAAGAGTATTCATGATATTCTTTCACAGAAACCTTCGCTAATGTCTACACTAGAACTTTATGCCGAAGCAGAGTATGGAATTACTAGTGCTATCAAAACAGGCCGAACTAAGAAAGAAGATAAGGCTAAGTTTGATAAACTGCTAAATGAAATGAGAACTAAGAATCGAAAGAGAATTAGGGGGTATAAACAATTTGCAGACATGGCCGAAGCAAAAGGCGCAGCCGAAGCAGCCGACGTTCTTATTGATTTAACTTCTCTTAAAAAGTTCCTAACTGATGAAAAGAGGGACAAAAAATATTCTTTATTCATCCAAGATACTGATGTTGATAGAATCCTAAGAGAACTATCTGATAGAATTAATCGAGTTCTTAGCGATGAACTTGATGAAAATTTTAGCAAAGAAAACATTAAGAATTTTGATAAGTTACTTGATGGTAAAGAAGCAGAAATCAATAGAAAACTTGAGAATCTTAAATCTCAAGAGAAGGATTTACCAAAACTTCTCAAGTCTGATGATAGAGTCAAAGACCTAATTAAACAATTAGTGGATAAAGAAGATGAAATCTTAAGAAGGAGAAACGCTAGATTAGATAAACTTCTAAACAGAATTGAAAGTGTTATCTCTGCCGCAAGAAAGGTTGGAAGTGATTCTTCTATTGAGCCGTCCACAGCATTAAATTCTATCAATGATTTAGAGAATATGTTAGAGACTCTTTTTGAAGGAGCAAACAAAGAAATGCAAAAAGAGCAGAATCCTCTCCATCAAGTTCTAGAAGATTTAGTTAATGGGCTAAGTTTTAAGATTGAATATGATGTTGACTTTGATGATATTAAGGCATTGAAGATGAGGACTCTTATTCAGAACACATTGAAAAATATGGATAGTTTGAAGAAATTCTTTAAAGGTGATTAAATGACTTGGGACTACTACGGAACCGGAGAAGATTTTGTCTATAAGGCAGAAAGAAAGTCTCCCGATAAATTACTAGATACTTTGAATCCTAAACAGAAGAAGCGTCTAAAGAAAACTCTTCAGTCTGCTGAACCCTCAGAATTTTTTGGTCAAGACTTTACCAAATTAGGAGAACTGATTACTCTTCTCAAAGATATGGAATTGGTTAAGTCAGACAAAAAACTAGCAAAGAAGATGAAATCAATGGACGAGCGGAACGTTGATATCGTCGCCACGGCTAGCAAGTTACGGAAGGAGTATGAGTTACTCTATCGGCAATTGGAAGATTTAGTTTATCCCACTAAAAAGGAGGCTAAGAAAGATGAATGAAGATGTATTAGAGATTTTAAAGGCTCTTACGGCCAAGATTGAACTCCTCGAAAGAGCAGTTTATAATGACGAAAACCTCCTGATGAAGTCAGGATTTGTGGTTATTGATAGTCCCACCCCTTCAATGAACGTGCAAAAGTCATCGGGAGTTCCTGATGTAGCGAACATGGAATGGGAAGAAATTCACAGCGTTGTGAAAAGATTAGCAGGTGATTGAAATGCCGGAAAGAGTTACACCCGAAGAAAGACTGATTAGCCTTGCTATTGAAAAAGCAAGAAAGGTTAAGGAATTAATGTCCGACCCTAACGGTATTGATTTTACGGAAGAGGAAAAACTTGAAATGGAAAAGGTCAAGCGACCCAAAGCCGAGAAAGTTACGACTGAAATCCCAAATCAAGAAAAAGAGGGATACGGTCTTGCAGGGCAAGTAATCAAGCCTAAGAAGTGATTCAATTGCCTCTTCTTCTTGATAAAGAAGAATCTCCTTCTGAAGAGATTATTCGCTTATTTGAGAAGACTCGCGTAGCGTATCTGTCTGCGCGTGAAGACCCCAAAGAATACGGCGGTCGTTGGCGTTCTGCTCTTGAAGACATCCAAGAGAAGCATAACAAGACTGATGCTTTAGGTAGTGTTCTTGAAGATTTCTTAAATGAAGATGACCTTAAGAATAACGAAGCGGGTAATCCTAGGAGTAATATTGCTACTAAAATTTACGAGGGCATTAAGACAATGCGTCTGTCTTCTGATGAAGCGAATGACCCTTTCACAAAAAAATTCAAAGATAAGGTTCTTGAGGTATTGCTCGAAGAGCCTGAAACGATGGCTAAGTTTGTTCATTACGCGCTTAGAGAATCAAAGAACGCTCTTAGTGAGCGTGTTTGGAACATTAAAGACATGGAACCCGACACGATTACGGACGGCTACCCCGGTCTTGACCTAGAGGTGGACGACATTCCCCTCTATATCATCGAGCAATATGGGGATGGAAAAGACTCAAAGAAGGTTGAAACAGCCGTTGAAGAGGCTCTAGATATGCTAGAGATGTTTTACCTTGCTGAACACAAAGAAGAGGAATGGGAAGATGTTAAGGAAATTCAAAAGTCTGAAACAGAGAAGGCAAAGTCTGATTTCTTAGTTCCCAACAAACCAATGTATCGTATTTTTGATATTAAAGACATGAAAGAGTTAAAAGGCTTTAGTGGTAATTGGGTCATTCAAGAAAAATATGACGGTATGAGAATCCAAATTCATAAGATTGACGGAAACGTTAAAATCTATTCTTACAATGAAAAGGATATTACTTCTAAATGTAAGGAACAAGTTAAAGAAATGAAGCAGAAGCAATATGGTGACTGTATTCTTGATGCAGAACTTATTCTTTTTGATGGTGACGAAGCCTTACATAGAGCAGACACAATTGCTCACGTCTTTAAAGGCAAATATCCTGATGCTACCTTAAGAGCGCACGTTTTTGATATTATGCGCCATGAAAGCAAGGACTTAATTGAGGAGCCATTAGAAGATAGAATTACTACTTTGTTCAATAATTACTCTTCTCGTTCTTCAACAGAGGTTGCTTTCCCATCAAAGAAAGACACAAGAATGGCTGACAATCTTAAAGATGTTGAAGACTATTCTAAAGAAATCATGGAAATGCCTACTGCTGAAGGGGTAGTTATCAAAGACGCTACCTCTACTTATTACGTTGGGACTCGCAAAAATCCTAAATGGATTAAATGGAAGAAGTTTGTGGACCTTGACCTTATCGTCCTTGATAAAAAGAAGACAAAGAGCAACCTTTACTCATATACGCTTGGTGCAGGCCCAACAGAAGGAGAGGGGAAGCACTACAGGGAAATTGAAGGTCGAACCTACATGGACGTAGGTAAGGCTCTTAACACGAAAATTTCTGCCGGTGTAGGCGAGATTATCCGCGTGAAAGTGGACGAAGTGAAGCAATCAGGCGATAGATACACAGTTTTCTCTGCAAAGGTTATTGAGATTCCTGAAGTCGAAGCACCTGATAAATTGGTAACTTTGGAACTTTTATCTAAGGACACAAAGCGTTCTCTTAACTATGATGTTAAGGCTTTAGAAAAAGGAATCGTAGTTACTGACCATATTCATGGTGAGGCTACATTAATCATTAAGTCTGAAATGGATGGCTTCGTTATCTATGGTTTTGAAGAAGACAACCTCATGTCTAAAAATGCTATTGCTGATTTAGATATGTGGAAGGCTCAAGCAGAAGAAGTTATGAAGACTAAGCAATCAAAACTTACTGTATCTATCATTAACATTCTCAGAGATAAAGGTTCACTAACTCCTAAACAATTGCACAATGAACTAATTAAAAGAAAAATTGAAGAATATGAGGACGTTCTTGAAAATAAAGAGGCTCGTTTAAGTGAATGGGCAGAAGAGCGAGATGGTATCAGTTTTGATAATAATACCAAAAAATTATATGCTGAAGAAGATAAACTAATCAAGGCAGAATATAAAACTCCAGAAAAATATAGAGAAGGAGATTTTAAATTATATTTAAGAAAGGACGATAATTTAGATCTTAGTATTAATGTTGGTGGAGAAAATCTGACTTGGTTTATTGACCTCGAAGGAGAAGACGCTATTTTTGAATTGTTTGGTAAAGCAGGCAAATTTCCTGCTCAAGTTTCTAAATCTAAAGACAGAGAGAAACTTATTGATGAAGGAAAAATTCGTCTCGGCGTTCAATATCATGGCTACCATGAATATTTCTTAGAAGGAAATAAGTTTGAAACCAAACTCCATGTTAGAGTTATCCCTGTAAAAGATAAGAAAATGTGGTTGGCTTGGACCGGATATAAACAAAAGCCTGCTGATAAAGATTCAGACGCAGGGGTGTGGAATATTTACGAGGATAGGTTCAACGAATTAACCATCCCAGACCCCTGAAGCGTGGCCTTCATATACTTAATTCGCAAACGGAAGGTTGAGGCAAATGAACGACCTCACGATGGAGCATCAAGTTTCAGGAGATTTCTCGATTCTCAAAAGCAACGATGACCTGATGATTGGCGGATATGCGAGCATTGAAATCGTGGACAAACAAAATGACCTCATCACAATCAAAGCACTTAACGAAGCAGTTAAGAAATTCATGGAACAAAAGTCATTTAGAAACGTAATGACTAATCATTCAAATGTTCAAGTCGGAGAAGTAGTGGATTCATACCGCGATAAAACAGGGAGGCTATGGAAAACAGAAGTGGACGATGTTGGCTTCTTCGTAGTAATCAAACTTCGTGATGATATCGAAAAGGCAAAAGAAATCAATAGAGGAATTAGAAAAGGCTCACTACGTTCTTTTAGCATCGGTGGACAAGCATTACAGAAAGTCAAGAAATCAAATTCTGAATTAGGACAATACAACGAAATTTCTAAGTTAGAACTACACGAAGTCACGATTTGTGAAAAAGGAATTAACCCGGAAGCAAAGTTTGACATTTTAAAACAAGAAAAAACAGGTGATATAATGACCGAAAAACTAGAGAAAGCACTAGAAGAGTTGGACACACTTCTGAAAGAAGTGAATTCGCTCCGAAAGGAAGAAGACGCAGAAATGATGGATGAAAAAGAATCCATGTATGGCGAGAAAGAATCCATGATGGATGAAAAAGCCATGATGGACGAAAAGATGATGGACGAAAAGATGGAAGACGAAGAATCCATGGAATACATGGATGAAGAGGCAAAAGCCTACGTTCCCACTCTTGATGGTGCAGGTGTCGAAATCGGCCAACCTGCTGACCGTATCGTAATTGAAGGCGGTCGTCCAAAACCCTCTGACCTCCCCGTTGTTAAGGCATTTAACAACCAAGAGTTAGAAACCCTTGACCTTTCCGTTGGAAACATCGAAAAGGCTTACGAGGCTTTCCGTCAAGAGAAGTTAGAAAAACTCGCTTACGACAACCTTCAGAAGTCTTTCCAACAAAGATTCGAAAATGAAGTTTCGTCCCGTGAGAACCTTATCGCAAAGCAGAACTATGATGCTGCTAGCGAAATTGCTTCCCTTAAGGATGAATTTACCGAACTTCGCAAATCTCTGACCGCAGAGCGCGAAGTCATCGCTAAGGCTCAAGAAGAGGCCGTAGCCAACGTTCCTACGATGGATGATATCGCCAAGATGGATTGGTCCGATGTTCACCGTTTGATTGGAGGAAACCTTTGAGGTGATTTAACATGAGTGGTTACATTAACACAATTGCAGATTTAGAAGCACAAGCATACGGCCTAGGAAACTTTGGAGCAGGTAACTCTCTTCTGAAGCAAGCAGGCGCAATTGGCGGAATTAGTTCGTCTTTCCGTCACGATGGCGCACCGGGCTTTAGCGGCTCAGGTATTGCCGACACAACCGGACTTTATAACATCGTTTATGGTCAAAAGGTCTGGTCTATGCTAAACCGCGAATGCAACGCTCTTTCGATGATTTCGAAGCGTCCCTACACTTCCTCCGGTTGGAGAGTCTTAAAGGAGCGTCCTGCCGGTGGTTCAGGTAACACTTTCGGCGTTACTGCCGGTTCTCAGGCAGAAACCCTAGATAACCTCGGTGGAACTGCTCCCCGTGCTGACCGAATTGGTGGTGTTCCTGAGAACGCCGCTCTTTCTAACGCTCAAGACGGTTTGGGTCCAATTGCACCAACTTACGCTCAACTTTACATGAGTCCTAAGATTGTTGCTCACCAATTCGATTTCTCTGAATTGGCTATGGAAATGGCTCAGATTGATGACGGTATTGGCGACATTCGCGCTCAAATGCGTGAAGACATGGGTAAGCACCACGCTGAAGTTCAAAACAAGATGCTCGTTATGCCTCTTGAAAACTACGGTGAAGTCGCAAACATGCCCAACATTACCAACAATTACACTTCGCTCTATAAGGTCATTTCTAACACCGCTGAATTGACCATTATGGATTCGGACAACTTTATGACCGATGCTAGAACCGTTGATGCTTTCGACCTTTACGGCACAAACCGCGACACCGCGTCTTTCTTGGATGCTACCGTTGATTTCGGTGATGGCTATGCTACCGGCGATATTCGCAACTTAACCTTAACCATCATCAACACCCTACTTCGTCAACTTCGTCAAGAAGGTGGTTCTCCCAAGGTCATTTTGACGGGTTACGACACAATTCAAACCCTCGCTGACCTATTGCAGAGCCAAGAACGATTCATGGACCGAAAGGAAATCGTTCCGACTGTGAACGGTGTTCGTGGTGTAAAGGGCCAAGAAGTTGGTTTCCGTGTTTCGACCTACTACGACATTCCTCTGATTCCGGTCAAGGATATCGCTATTACCAACGACGAATCCTCTGGTGGAATTTCGGATATGCTCTTCTTGGACACCGACCACCTTTGGTTGTCTGTGATGAAACCCACACAATACTTCGAGGATGGTATCGCCAATGGAAACCCATTCGGTGTTGGAACCCTCGGAAACCGCGCACTTTACCGAACAATCGGTGAAGTTGGATGTTCTTTCTTCAAGGGTCAAGGTAAGATTACCAACCTCCAATGAGGAAGAAAAGAAGATAACAGGAGATGAAGAAAAATGGCTTTTACAACAGTTATTCATTTAGAAATGCAGTTAGAAGGAAACCGAAGACTTGTCTGTGGACAAACCACTTCGGACTCAACGGACGGAAACATTGAAACCGGACTTTCTACAGTTGAAAGTTTAGTTTTCACTCACAAAGGAACCGCAGAAGAAGCGGCTGCTGCCGTAGTAAA